AGTCGTCGCGAACATAAAGCGTAAAGACATCCAGCATGATGAAATGATGGACTCCATGATGGATCATATGCGCGATCTAACGCAGAAAAGCATCTTCGGCGTAACAATGGACAAAACTGATTACTCGCCTAGTCAAGCGATGGTCATACCGGAGTGGATATCATGCAAAGCAGAATAGGGTCATTGGTCGAATCATCGGTAAATATATTAATCGGTTATTTCGTCGCTCTTATATCGCAGATTGTTTTATTCCCCTTATTCGATATTTATATATCGATCCAGACAAATCTATGGATCAGCGGATGGTTCACTCTAATTAGCCTGGCGCGAAGCTACGTTATACGACGGTGGTTTAATGGTCGTATCCATGCGGCTTCGATGGGGGTTTTCCGATGATCGACTGGCCCGCCATAGTAAACCGCCTTCACAGTAGCCGTGGAACGCTGAAGAACGTGTCTCGTTTCGTCGGAGCTTGCCCGCAGAGCTTAGGCAGACTGGAGCGCGGTGAGGTTGTTGAGCCTAGATTCACCACCGGATTAATGCTGCTGGATCTTCATTTAGAGGATCACCCTGGGAAACATGCGGAGCTGGAACTTTAATGCAAAGCGTCTACCAACCAGATTGGCACGGCCTGGGCGCAACCTTAAAGAATTGGAAAGAAACAATCGACGGAGAATCAAAAACAGTGAACGCAGACCAAATAACAGACGGACACATCGCTAAGGCTTTGGACTTCATGCGCGACAACGCATCGGCACTAGCTAAAGCCAAGGGTGAGCGGATCTATCTGGAGCAGTTCAGGAAGTCACAGAAGGCTATTTTATATTCCAAAGCACCACAAGGCACGATACCAGAGCGGGAAGCGTGGGCGTACTCGCAGGATGATTACCTACAAGTTCTGACCGGACTGCAAGTGGCAGTCGAGAACGAAGAACGGCTTAAATGGATGATGACCGCTGCCGAGCTGAAGGTTGAAGTGTGGCGCACTCAGTCTGCTAATAATCGCAGAATCGATCAGGCTCACCAGTGAAGAAAACCCCCAAGAGCAAAGCCTGCAAGATGTGCAAGCAAGATTTCGACCAGTATCAATCAACTCAGGTTGTTTGTTCACCGGTCTGCGCTCTGGAATTAACGAAGGAAAAAGCAGCAAGGACAAGGAAGTCCGTCACCAGGCAGATGCGGGCAGACTTCAACGCCAAGGATCGCAGCTATCAACTCAAGAAAGCACAGGAGGTTTTTAATGCGTTTATTCGGGAGCGGGACAAGGACTCTCCTTGCATTAGCTGTGGAACTACAGACCAGAGTTTGCGGTATGACGCAGGGCACTATCGGACGACTGGCGCGCACCCTGAGCTTCGATATGACGAGGATAACTGCCATAAGCAATGTCATTACAACTGCAACATTATGCGGTCTGGGAATATTGTGGATTACCGTATTAATCTTTCTCGCCTCATTGGCTCAGATCGGCTTGAGAAGCTAGAAGGCAGTCACCCACCGAAGAACTACACGCTAGACGACATTATCGAAATCAAGCTCAAGTATCGGGCGAAGTTAAAACAACTTAAACAGGCGAGGGCCGCATGAAAAAATTATGTATTTATCACGGGAATTGCGCGGATGGGTTTGCGTCTGCGGTTATCGTTCGAGTTGCTTTAGGATTGGAGAATGTTGATTTCTACGCTGGCGTTCACCAGAACCCACCCCCCGATGTTACTGGGCGCGAAGTATTAATTGTTGATTTTAGTTATAAGCGCGATGTTTTGCTTGAAATGGCTGATTCAGCTATATGCATTCAAATACTAGATCACCACGCAAGCGCACAAAAAGATTTGGTTGATCTCCCTGTAAATGTTTCCACTGTTTTCGATATGGATCGCAGCGGAGCGGCAATCACATGGGATTATTTCAATGAGGGTAAGGCGCGTCCGAGGTTAATAGATCATATTCAAGACAGGGATCTATGGCGATTTAATCTTGATGGAACTAGGGAGATTCAGGCGTGCTTATTCTCATACCCTTATAATTTTAATGTTTGGGAAAAACTAATATTTGGCACTCACCCCGATACTCTACGGAAAGATGGTGAAGCGATAGAGCGAAAGCATTTCAAAGACATTAACGAATTTATCAAGGCCGCGGCATACCGGGCAAGAATTAAAGGTTTCGATGTCCCTATCCTGAACGCCCCATATTTCTGGAGCTCGGACGCAGGACACATTATGGGAGAGGGTGAACCATTTGCGGCATGCTATTGGGATACACCAGAGGGAAGGGTTTACAGCTTGAGATCTGCTGATAACGGTGAGGACGTTTCAGAAATTGCTTCGGCGTTCGGTGGTGGAGGGCATAAGCATGCGGCAGGATTTCGGCTTCCATTCGATCGGATCGGAGAGATCCGCATAGCATGACTAAAATAATCTGCGGTTCATGGTCTCAAGATCAGCACATGATCACACTGACTCAGCCATCGGGCGCAAGTTTACCCCTGATCGCAGGCGACACGCGGGAAGACTCATTAAAAAGGTCGGCTGAAGAACTTCGGCGACTGGCTGACAATTGCGAGGCTTTGATTTATGAAGATTGAAACTAACACTGATTCTGGTCAGTGCGACTGGTGCAAGAAATTAAGCTTCATGCTCATCTTGCACAAGGATGCAGACGAGGGCTTCTTTGGGCCTGAATATTATGTCTGCTCTCAGTGCCGAATCGATGAAAGCAATCGCGCCCAAAAGGAACTCGAAGCGATGGGGATTTTTGATGAAGATTGAAACAAACCTAGACGAATACCATTGCCCGAAGTACACCTTTGATCTTCTGGGCGTCTGGGGTAGATCTCTATATCTCGGTATGCCCTACCTTGGCAGCGGCAAGAAGTCTGCTGTATTAGGCGACCACACAGGCGATAAATACCCTGTAGAGCCACCAACGTATGACCCTGAGGAGATAGACCGCATCACGGCGGCCGTGGGCAGCTTAACGAGGCGACAGATTGAATCTCTCAAGTGCCGATTCCGGTACAGGGTGAGCATTGACGAATTCAAAAGCAGAGCAATGAACAAGCGAGAGGCCGCAAAGCATTTAGGTATCACTGTTGATCAGTATTTAGAGGATCAGCGCGGCGCTATGCGGGAGATTGATGTTATAATTAACGGAGAGGTAGCGGCATGAGTGGCGATATTAATAGACTCTAAGTGCCGCAATTGCTATAGTGATGTTGTTGGACCGTTCAAATTCAACGCGGTCACCATGCCGTAACTAAAGTGGCTAAGGCTCAGGTGTCAGAATCTGAGCCTTTTTTATGGGTGACATAAATAGCTTGCATAAATAAGCCTTCGCTAATATACTCGGTAACAGTCTATTTAATGGCCCAGCTTCTGTCTGGGCTTTTTTATGCGCGCATCCGTATATCTGAAGTTTATACGCATCACCGCATAACATCTGAAATTTGTACGCAGACCAGTTTACGCCCCACCATCAATCCAAAATTAACGCGGCCAGTTCAAACGGCAGGCACCTATACGAGGATGGAGCGGGGCTATTTATTCTTTATTCGCGAACCGAGATGAGCAAATGAAACTATCCCATCCATCCGTAGATATTCGCGGGCTTAATCCCGTGATGCGTAAAGCAATGAAAGTTGCTGAACGCCTATGGATCGAAGAAGGCGAATTGGATGGAATAACGATCACTGCAGGTTTGGATGGTGTTCACTCTGCCGGATCGTGGCATTACTCAGGCTGTGCGGTCGATATTCGAAACCGCTACTGGGACGAAGCCAAGCGCATTCGAGTCCATGCCGAGCTAAAGCGGCGACTACCGGATTACGACATTGTTCTACACAGCACGCACGTTCACATGGAACCGAGCGACAGATTGGCGCAGAAGTGTGGATTGATGATATGAGTTTTTTCAAAGGAATACTGGCAGCAGGAAAAGCCATTCTAGGAGTCAACACAAGCGCCAAGGGTGCCGACAACGTAATGAAGGTCGCTAGTGGTATCGGTGGATGGATTGACGGCCAGCAGTTCACTGATCAGGAAAAAGCCGCAGTTACTGGCAAGATCCTCGACAGCTATGGCTCATTCTTTGAAAGTACAGTCGGCGAGAACACACAAAGGTCAATCACCCGACGAGACTTGGCAATGTGGATTATTCGCGCTGAGATCATGTTACTGGTGTTCAGCGTCATCCTATTCAAGTTCGACCCAGCATGGAGCGAGTACGTCTACCAGATTTGCACTGATTCCCCGCTAGGGCTATTAACGCTTGGAGTCGGCGCTTTCTTTTTCGGTACCCACCTGGTTCGGGCAGCGCAGGGGAAATGACGTCAGAAGAGTTAGCGCAGCTCAAGGGTGTTATTCACGACACCATCAGCGAAACCACAAAGATTGCGACCGATGAAGTCAAGGCCGCGATTGAAACCCACTCGCAAGGCGATGATCACCGATACATCCAGACCATGCGAAGTAAGGAAAAGCGCAAGACCGACAACATTGAAAGGCTCAAGGGTAATTTCGTATTTTACTTGTTAGTCACCGTCACAGGCGGCATCGGTCTAGCGGTTTGGCAGTACCTTAAACGAGCAGTATCCGGGTAATAAGCAGGCTGTGAAGGCGCAGCCAACCCCTAATTTTTAACCGTTCGTGAAGGTGCGAACAACGAGGAAATACAATGGCAACGTACAACAAAATCAACGATTTCGTTGAGCAGTCGTGGCTAGGTCTGCACGACATGAACACCGACCAAGTGAATCTTTATCTAACGAATGTCGCGCCAGTGGCAACCAATACAGTATTTGGTACACCGGCAGAAATCGCGGCAGGCAACGATTACGTTGCCAAGGGCGAAGACACTGGTAACGTGATGTCGGAAAACCCTGCTGGCACGGCTGAAGTCGTTGCAACAGATATCACCTGGACAGCATCAGGCGGTGCTATCGCTCAATTCCGATATGTGGTCGCATTCAATGAGACGAATGGCTCTGACGCTTTGATCGGTTGGTACGATCACGGCTCTGCTGTTGACCTTGCTGACGGTGAATCATTCACGGTTGACTTTGGCGCTAACTGGCTCACTTTTGTATAGGAATGACAATGCATAATCGAGATAAATACCCCGAGATTTGGGCATCGTTTGAAAGAGCGAAAGAAGAACTAGCCCCGCTGAAGGCAGCGCGCAAAATCAAGATGACAGAGATGAATGATATTGCCCGTGAAATGGACGTTCTACGCACAGCGAAAGGCAAGAAGCATGACGAAGCCTGCGTTGACATAGAGAAGATCCGCGAACTGAGCAAGGTAGTATCGCGCTTAGCTAAAGCAATGGGCGCTAAGTCTGCCTAAGTATGACTGTCAATGCTGTTGACGTAACCATGAGAGTCCTGTCGGGCGGGAGTTTAACCCCGATGGAGATTAACTCAGTGATGGCTGCTGCACCAGTAAGTTACGCAAGCGCAGGGATTGACGCCAATCTATTCTCAACACTAGTCGTTGATGAGTTTATGGTTGGTCAGCCTGGATCGTACAGCTACAGCGGCGCTGACGTTACTTTCCCAGGTGTCACGATAGAGATAGATGAAATACTGAGAGAACCCGCAGAGGACAATAATTTCTCTAGTCGCGGATGGTATGACAACACCACTCAAACGCTAGCCGCAGATGGAGCTATTGCCGGTAGCGCCCAATCAATAGATTGGACGTGGGCAGCAAGCGCAACCAAACCCCCCAACGGTGGGGCGATGAGGTATGCCTTCCCCGAGTCGGATAATATTTATGTAAGCTACCGTGTTAAATATCTAAGCGGGTGGGTAGGATCTGGACAGGCATTCCATCCGCATGAATTTTACTTCATGACTAATAAAAATGGAGCTTTTGATGGTTTGTTCGGCAGTGAATTAACGCTCTACGTCGAGCAGCATGATTTAGTTCCGCGGTTAGATTACTCCAACCCAGCCAATATTGACGGCACTCAGCTTTATGATGGATCTACAACAATGCTGGTAGACACATGGTACAAAGTTGAGGCGTTCTTAAAGCTAAATACAATGGTTGGAAATGTAGGTCAATCTGATGGAGTTTTTAAATATTGGCTTAATGGTAGTTTAGAGGTTGACGCGAATGATGTGTTAATGAGAACTGGTAGCGCAAATACAGATATGCTCCTTGACCAATTCATATTGGCCCCTTGGTTGGGTGAGGGATCTCCCGCGCAGCAGACCATGCTCGTTGATGAAATTATCATAGGAACAAAGGTGGCCATACCTGTGACAGCGCCAGTAGCCCCATCTCTATTGGTCGCTACTACAGCATCATCCACCACGATAAATCTAGCGTGGCAGGATAACTCAGATAACGAGACTAACTTTATTGTTCAGCGCAGTCTTAGCGCCGGAACGGGCTTCGTTACTATCGCCACTCTTGGCATCGGTGTTGAAGGCTACAGCAGCGGCGGACTGTCTGCTGAGACTCAGTATTTCTATCAGGTACAAGCGACTAATACAGGCGGTGACTCTACTTTCTCCAATGAGGCATCGGATACTACTAGCGTTAGCACTGGCAATGCATTCTTCAAAACTGATTTTGATTACCCGTCCGTTTGCAGACAGGACGGCACAGGTAGCCCAGTCGATTGTTCTGTAGTCAGCACCGATCCTTGGATAAATTGGGCTTGGGATGGTGTTAAGCTGGTAGGCGGTGAATCCACAGAGGTTGTCACTGCTGCTGCAAATCCAAATGGGAATGGGAGCAAAGGTCTTCGCGTTTGGAATGGTGATGGAACCAATCAGTTTACTAATGCGTTTCAATTGGCGTTTCCGACACAGCAAAAAGAAATATGGATGCGCTGGTATCAGCGTTATGAGGCAGGGTTCTCATGGAGTGGCGGCAACCCTGATTATGATAAAATCTGGTATATCTATTGCAATACGAACAATGGCATTTCTGGTAGTCAAATGCAGCTACTGCCTCAATTTTCAGGTAACGACGGATTGTATGCACTCAGCATTCAAGGTAATGCTGAGCCTTATCAAGCTATTTCAACTCTTAGATGGCAGAATGTATTCGGGTCTGTGTCTGACGGTCTTTTCCACCAGTTTGAGTTTTATGCATTGATGGATACTGACGGCACTGACGGAATCGGTAGAGCATGGATCGACGGACAGCCAGTAATTAACCAAACCGGCGTAAATTTCTCAGGCGGAAGTTCACAAGCCCGAAACGGGTTTAAGTGGATGGAAGGGCCGAGCAACCAAGCCACGCCAACCAACGGTGGCCCTGCCTCAATTGATTACGACAACATTGAAATCTGGAATACCACACCACCAAATACAGACGCCAATGGCAACGCTAAGATCGGCTCACTCAACGGCTTTGACGGAGGAGCGTAATGGCTATTTTATTAGGACTGGGCAATGACACGGTTGATGGTTGGGTAACTATTAACGCTGGCCAGATCGGGCGCTCTGTAGGTGGATACACATCTACCGGCGCTGGGACTGCGACATCAATTAATATTGATATTGACCCCTTCGATGTACCTACGGGCATATGGTTAGGTGTATACAATTCAGCAGGCACCACTTTACTTGCTGAGGTAGAAATAACATCACCGGCATCTGGTGTTAATTCAGGAACCATAAGCCTCGCTATTGTAGACGCGACAAATTATCTATTGTGTTTGAATGTGGATAATTTTACTGCGGTTAACGCCGATACGTCTGCAAGCAAGACCTATCGCGGCGACACACAGGCATACGGGTCTTTTCCTTCGTCCATCCCAGATTCTCAAGCAGGCAACACCACAAACCAAGAGCTAGCTATTTGGCTTGAAGGCACAGAAGGCGGCGGTATATTAGTACCGAAGTTTATGAACAATTACAGACAGAGGCGAGCGTGAGAATACTCAGAGAAAACACAGCAACCCGCGTCACTGTCGGGCCTTTCTACGATGTGACTGACGCAGTGACACCAGAGATTGCGCTAACCGTGACGAATGATTGGGTAACATTAAGCGTTGATGATGCTGGTGTTCCTGTCCTATCATTGGACGCAGCGCCCACGGCATCGGGTGGGTCTAATGACATGGTGCATATCTCTAGTGATGTTGCAGGGTTCTATGATCTAGAGCTTGCAGCGGCGAATGTCAATTACACCGGCAGAGCCATGCTAGCGATTCACGATACTGATGTTCATCTCCCTGTATTCCATGAGTTTCAGATTGTTTCAGCAAACGTCTACGATGCTCTATTCGCTGATGGTGATGTACTTGATGTCAGCGTAACCCAGTGGCTCGGTACAGCAGTTGGCGCAGCTACAGCGGGCGTTCCTAGCGTGAATACGGAAGCAATCAACAATACTGCTGTGCTTGGGGATGGCTCAAGTGGCGACAAATGGCGTGGCTAATACCACACTCTCTATGGAGGGTTTACATGAGGTAAGACGGTAGTGGCTGCAATTACTCCCAAGAATGGGCGCGCTGCGTTTATAACGGCACAAGGGCCGCATACCTATTGGGAGCTAAATACAGCCAATCTCGGCACCAACTTTGGTGACGATTCATTAGGCGGTGACAATACCGCTGTAGCATCGGGCGACATATCTACCTCTGATTCATACGAGGGGATGAACAACCAGAACGACCCGCCCCCCAGTGATGCGACTGATATTTACATCATCACTGATGCTGCCGGGCTGATCTATATCCCAGCTGGTCTGGCGCACGGCACGAACTACGGTATATTTCATAACGGTGGTGGTACTCATGCGCAATCAGGGTTCATGCGCGCTACGACTTCCGGCGTTGAGATTTGCTGCAACCACAATAACGGCGGTGACGTAAATCACGATGGTTTAATTGAAGAAATACCTGACGCGGATCTGCCAGGGTGGTTCAGTGTAGGTTTCCAGTTTGCGGGTAACGATGGCAACCAGGGCGATATGGGCCTCTGGATTAATGGCGCTGTTGTAAGAAGCGCCACCAGAACGCATCAGCTTGCGTATGGTTCGGGTGATCCAGACTTCGGTAATTCAAGTGGACGCGAGCCGAACGCTTCAACCATTCGAGATCCGGCAAGTTACGGTGGTGGTGATTGGAGTGGTAATGCCGCTATTACTAGCTCTGGTATTCTCCTTGCTAACTTTACGTTTGACAACCCAGACAACGACAACACCTCACCAGCCGGTAGTGGTGATGCCTTTTATACGGATTACCACAGCAATCATGTTGTCGCTGCTGATACACCTCTACTGGGTGGCGCGGGTGTTGGGTCATATGTATTAGCGGGCGCAGATAGTGGGACAGCAGCGGCTACTGTAGCCTTTGCCTTTGACGCATTTGATACAGACGCCTTCGATGAGGACGCCTTTGCGATTGAGGCAGGCTCTGCTGCCACTACGATTACTGCTGATGCGGGCTCTTACGCGTTAACAGGAATAGCAGCTAATACAGAATACAATCAGTTTATAACTGGTGAAGTAGGAAGCTATGCGCTGTCTGGTATTGACGCGGCGACGACTAAAGCAGCCCTTGAGGCGGCCGGTGTTGGGTCGTATGCTCTATCAGGTGAAGACGCTAACACTGAACAGGATGAGATCACTACTGCTGATGTCGGTAGCTATACTCTATCCGGCACTAGCGCAGACACAGCAAAGGCCACAGTTACATCGGCGGGTGTTGGTGAGTACGATCTAACTGGAATAGCGGCATCGTTTATAACAGATGAGCTGACTAGTGGAGGCGTTGGAAGTTACGGCCTAACGGGGATAGCAGCAACCACCGCGAAAGCTACAGTTATCGCTTCGGGTGTTGGCAGTTACGCACTAGACGGGTCGACAGTTGGCTTTATCGTCGATGAGCTACTTACGGCAGAAGTAGGAAGCTACGCGCTAACGGGTATTGATTCGGATACGTCGATTGCTGGCGGGATCTCGTTTGATAACGATTCATTTGATAATGATGCGTTTGATTTCGATGCGTTCAGTATTGATGAACCGACAGCCACCACATTAACGGCTGATGCTGGTGCTTATGCATTATCCGGTACAAGCGCGGCAACCTTATACGATCAGTATTTAAGTGGGCTGGCAGGGTCTTACTCCTTAACTGGATTGGACGCTAATACCGAGCATAGTGAAGTAGAATCGGCAGGGGTTGGATCTTACGCCCTATCCGGTGCTTCGGTAGATGCCTCTAAAGCCCTTGTTGCTACTGCCGGTGTTGGTGGATACGCCCTAACAGGTGAAGACGCAGACACAACCAGGGCAAAGACCACAAGCGCAGGGGTAGGGAGTTACGCGCTAACCGGAATAGACGCGGATACGGTCAGAGGCTTACCGACTACAGCAGACGCTGGAAGCTATGCCCTTACTGGTATTGCTGTCACTACGATATGGGATCAATTAACACCCGCAGGCGTAGGCTCTTATGTATTAAGCGGTAAGGCTTCCAATACATCACAGACAACAGCTTTATCGTTTGATAACACATCATTCGATAATGACGCATTTGATGACCAAGCATGGTCGATAGCGATAACAGCCGCACCGGTAATATCAGGCGAGGTTGGAAGTTATGTATTAACTGGGGCCAATGCCTCAACGATAGACTCTGGGAATGTAACAGCAGTCTCAGCTCAACCAGGCGAATACTCGCTAACTGGCACAGATGTTGATTTATACCCTGCTGATGGGTGGACAGCCTTTGCGCTTGATGTTGATTGGATAGACCTTGATCCTCTTTCACCGTTCTATGGTGCGGCAGGGTTAAGCGGGTTAACTGCTGGCGTTATTGTTGTATTTGATAACTCAGTCAGTGGTTATTCGATCAGTATGACAGGAACGGGGATATTTAGTGTCTCACCCGATCCAGTTACAACCCAGTTTGATATAGATTATTTCTTCTACGATCCCAGTGACGGGACAGCAGGAACAACAGAGCAGATAACCGTACTCGAAACGGTGGTGGAGACTGCCGGAGTAGGTGCCTACGCGCTTACTGGAGCAGACGCGACTACTAACGTCGATGCGATAACAATCGCTGTAGCGGGTTCTTACACCCTCACAGGTATAGACGCAGATACAAACGCTGCGATAACTGATACCACCATGACTGCCGAGGCTGGTAGTTACAGTCTATCAGGAAGCGATGTAGCACTCGGTCGAGAAATACCGATCATTGCCACGCCAGGCGGGTATGTCCTGACGGGTTCGGTATCAGACACTATCCGTGACTGGAGCATAACGGCAGACGTTGGCCGGTACTCTATTGCTGGGTTGTCTGTTACCACGATTGATTCATCCGATGAGATCAGAATACCGCCACCGATCAGAGTTATCCAAGGTGGGGGGGTTAAGCGCAACGCAATCAGCTCAGACAGAAATAGAACAGCTACCGGCGGTCAAAGCGGCAGGGCTACTGGTTCAGGTAATCGAGGCAGAAGCATGACATTCAGCAAAAGGAATAATTCGTGATTAACAGCGTAAGGCAAGGCCACACATTTGAATTTGATTTCGGTATATCAGGTTCTGACGTAGAGGCGTTTGCGACTACATTCTCCGTTATGCAATACCCGGGTGACACGCCTGCTATCACTCGTGGAATGGACTACTACGAAGGTAAGTTTATCGGCACGCTAACGGCATTAGAGACAACTGATCTAGCAGTAGGGCAATGGTTCATCTATCCCAATGCTGTAGACGCTGACGAAGACCTGGGCGAGCCAATTAAATTGTATGTTGCTAAGGGGTGGGTGTGATGGGATCAATGCCTGTAGGCAGACCACCTAAGTACAAGACGCCAGAAGCAATGCAACGGGTAATCGATCTGTACTTCCTCGCTTGTAGGGTGCATCAAACAATGCAGACCGAGCTACTTGAAGATTTAGACGGCGATGACTTGTTGGTGGTGAGTGACATAGAGGACTTGATACCAACAGTGGCAGGGCTGTCTTATGTGCTTGGAATGAGCCGCAGAGCCTTTGTTGACTACGCTCATAAGGATGCATTTCTTCCCACTATAAAAAGGGCAAGGCAAAGAATTGAGATATCACTTGAGCAAAGGTTAGGTGGTAACAATGTCACAGGGGCTATTTTCAACCTGAAGAACAACTTTGGATGGAAGGATAAAACAGAGCAGGATGTTAACGCCACAGTTGAAACCAAAGACATGAGCGCAGTCGATGCACTTAGAAAGATCATCGAATCTAAGTCTGCTTGATCAACTGGCGGCAATGCCGGACAGGGACGAGATCCTTAACGCATTAAGTGATGTAGATGCTGAAGGTTTGTTGTATCAATGGACAGGATTCCTTGCGCGACCCGCACAAGAGCTACCAGAGGGCGATTGGTCATACTGGTTGATCCTTGCTGGTAGAGGCTTCGGTAAGACCCGTACAGGTGCTGAAGCGGTCAGGGAGTGGGTTAAGACGAACCAGTACGTTAACCTCATAGGGGCCACGTCAGACGACGCTAGAGACATCATGGTTGAAGGTGAGAGTGGCATTATGTCCATCTGTCCTCGTGATGAACGACCTTACTACAAGAAGCACGAATCAAAGCTTGAGTGGCCTAATGGTGCAACGTCCTTAATCTTCACAGCAGACAAGCCAGACAGGTTGAGGGGTAAGCAGCATGAAAAGATATGGGCTGATGAGCTTGCATCGTGGCGCTACATGGACGCATGGGACCAGGCTAAGTTTGGCTTGAGGCTGGGCAAGCTTCCACAGGCGATTGTAACCACGACACCGAGGCCGCTAAAGATACTAAAGGATATTATGTCGGACCCTCGATCAGTTGTAACAAGTGGGTCTACCTACGACAACAAGGCGAACCTCGCGCCGTCATTCTTTGACTCAATCATTACGAAGTACGAAGGCACCAGGATAGGACGGCAAGAGCTTAACGCCGAACTTCTGGATGATATGCCGGGTGCTTTATGGACAAGGGCAAATATTGACGAAACCCGCAAGAGCCCTAACGCCATGCCTGATATGGAAAGGGTGGTGGTCGCGGTAGATCCATCGGTAACAAACAATGAAGGTTCAGATGAGACTGGTATTGTCTGCGCTGGTAAAGGCGTCGATGGTGAGGCTTATGTTTGGGCTGATGAGAGTGGCCGTATGTCTCCGAATCAATGGGGTAAGAAGGCTGTGAGTCTGTTCCGGTCTGAGTCTGCCGATGTGATTGTCGCTGAGTCTAATAACGGCGGTGATATGGTTGAAGACACTATTCGATCTGTAGACGCTCACGTTAACGTCAAGCAGGTCAAAGCATCAAGGGGCAAGGTCACAAGGGCTGAGCCAATTGCGGCGCTCTATGAGCAAGGCAGAGTCCATCATGTAGGCTCATTGGATACTTTAGAGGATCAGATGGTTTCATTCACAAGCGACTTTGATAGGAAGTCACAGGGCTACAGTCCTGACAGAGTAGATGCGCTTGTATGGGCAATTACGGAGCTATTCCCGAGTATGACGAAACGAATCAAAGACCACAAACAAACCGTGATCCCCAAGGCTAAAGGTTATTTCTGATGGATATGACAGAAGCCGAAAAGCAAAGCCTTGACCAGTTCATGCAGGATGCCAGCGAAGACTATCAGGTGAACGAGAAGCAGATCAAGGATATGAATAAGGATATCCGCTTCATTGGTGTGACGGGTGGAATGTGGGAAGAATACCTTGAGAAGACCCACGGCGAGGATAGTACAAGAGCAAGGCTTGAGTTCGACATGACATCAGAGCGTTTGTTTACTTACGTTGGTGAGCAGACCAAGAACCGAGCGGGCGTTATCTACGAACCCGATGACATGAAGACGACCGACGACGATGCTGAGCTGTTAACGGGTGTGTATCGCGGCGACTTCAGGGAGAACGGCGGTAAACCAGCACAGGATAACGCAGTGTTCGAGGCGGCTGCTTGTGGTATGGGTGCTATCCAATTATCCGAGAAGTTCATTGATGAGGAAGACCCTGAGAACGACAACCAGGAGATCATCTGGAAGACAGTCCATTCCGCGCACGATCACGTTATGTTCGATGCCAATGCTAAGGAAGCGAACAAGTCCGATGCAAG